CCTTTTCGCCATTTTGCTATAATCATTGCGGCACCCCGTAAATTCTATAAAGCAATCGTGCGAGTTTCAAAATCTTAATCGACTGTTCGCACAACTCTCTTTTCATTATGGTCTTTTTATCAACCAACGCGCCCGTTGCCGTGTCATAGCCGCTTAAAGTCGAAAAATCAACGCTATGGAATACATAAAACGCTTGATAAATTTCCGCATCCAATACGGCTTGTTTTTGATAATCTTTACAAGTGTCAAAATCATAAGCACTGTTCTTGCTTAAAATGTAGTCCTTAATTTGACGATGAATACGATTATAAGCACCTTGTCCGCTTATTTGATATTGCGGGAAAGTTTCCAACAACGTGGCAAGGTTCTCGCCAAATTCGCTTTGATAACGGTCTAAAAAGTCTTGATATGTCATAATTACCTCGTTTCGCAAGTTCGGGGAGTTGCACCTCGTTTATCTCTTACTTGCATATAAGGCGGTTTTTACGCCGCCTTTTTATTATTTCGCTTTCTGAACGTAAATCGCTTTTGCACGATTTGACAAAACGAAACAGTCGTGAACGATACGACCTTCCGCAACCGCACCGTCAATGCCCTGAACGTCGGTCAACACTCTGTAAGTCGTGAGTTTGACAGGCGCAACAACAGCGTCTTTGTGGCACATTACAAGGTAAGTGTCGGCAGGGAAATACGATGCAGGAAGCATACGCACCTGAACGCCGTCCACTTCGCCCATAATGCCTTTAACGAGCATTTCCTGCGTTCTGTCGCTTTGGAGTACGAATGCGCTGTCTTGTTTGAGCAGTTTCAAGTAAGCAGGCGTTACGAACGCAACCCTGCCAACCGACGGCACTTTGTTTTCATCCAAAGTCGCCGATGCGTCAAGGAACAGCGAGTAAGCGTTTTCTTTCGTAGCCGCCGCCGCAGTACCCGCAGAAATACCCGTTGCGGTCGCCATTGCTTTGATACGATAACTGTCGAGTTCGGGAATGATGACTTGGTCGATTTCGTCTTTAAGTCTTGCGCCGACTTCGTTTGCAAAGTTCGTTCCCTCGTAATTCATACGGTCGATAACGAACGTGAACGCTTTGTCCTGCGTCAAGGTCATTTCCTGTTTCGGAAGTTCGAGTTCGGAAAGTGCGCCGAAACGGTCGCTACCTGCGATAGTATAATCGCCGAGCGCAACGGTCTGTCCTTGATACACTGCAACGGTTTTGACACCGATAAAGTCGTATTTACCGTTTACAAAATCCGCAGTTTTAGATTGAAGTTTGAATGCTTCCGCCACAATAGGCGAATACTTTTCAGCATAATTGATTGCCATAATTGATTGCTCCTTTTATTAATTTTTTTATTTTCCCAAAAAACCTGAAATAAAGGCATCGCTCTCTTCGCTCCCCGTGGTTTTGACGGGCGTAGCAGGCTTAAAACCGCCTTGTGTTTCTTTCACAACAAAGTCGGGATATTTACTTTGCATTTGATTGATGATGTCTTGCGCGTTTTCGAGTTCGTTATTCTCCGTCCATTTCGGTTCAAAATCGTTGACTACTTTCTTCAACAACTCCGTTACTTTACTGTCGAATTTACCGTCCGACAGCATTTTGCCGATTGCCGCTTCTCTCGCAATGTTGATTTCTTTTTCCTTGAACGCTTTATTTTCGTCTAACAGTTTTTGGTAGTTTTCTGCGTCAATATACTTTTCGCCGCCCTGTAAATACGGCTTTATCGCCTCGTCTGCGGCTTCCTTTTTGAGTTTCTCCAAACTCTCTTCGCTTAATACCTTTGCGCTGTCTTTCGCGGCGTTGACGTCATCGCCGTTCATCTTCATAATCGCGTCCACAATGTCTTTGATTTCAACATTCTCTGCCAACTTGCCATCGAATAACTTTTCGATTTCTGCTCTTTTCATAAAAACTCCTTTACGCTTTTAACGAGGTTGCTTCTCGCAATTTATTTTTATTTGCTATTTTTTACGACGTATGCCCGTCATTTATACTCAATAACCGCCATTCTGCAACGACAGTTAATCGTATTCTTTGCGCTTGCTCCCAAACTTATATCAGCAGGGTACATCAACTTTTCGCCGCCAACAATAAAAGGTTTGTCAAAGTCCTGCACTTGCCCGCTCGCCGCTCTATGTGCCTGCCTTGTCCGATTGTCCCCGACTGCACGCCATACTTTGCGGAATTTCCGTCCTTGTTTTTTAGCAACTTCTACAACGTCCGCACGCCCTTTGTTTTCCGTTTGCGTGGTCGCCGTGGTCGCTATTCGCACATTGTCCGACAAATTACTTTCGGCAACGTTTTTAATTGCCGTAATTATAGGACGAACGCCCGCCTTGCTCATCAACGCTTGTACTATCTTTGACTTGATTTCACGTTCGATTGACTTCTTGTCCGTCAACGCCGCAAATGCTATTGCATCGAAAATATCGACTTCTTCGTATGCTTCCTTGCTTTCAGCCTTGTTTGTGCCTTTTAAGCCCAGTTGTTCGGCTTGCCAATCGTAATTTATCTTATACACCGACACGGCAAGATTGTTGACTTCATTTTTGCTTGCTTTGTTTGCGTTCACGAATATGTCCGCAAGTTTCTCACAAATCTTATCCAGCCTATCATATTTCGACAACTCGCCAAACCGTTCTTGCGCCGTTCCCGACAACTCAACTTTCGCAAGTTCAATCGCTAAAAAGTCCCTCGCTTCTTTATAAGCCGCGTTGTATTGCTTGTTAAGCATTTTGGTCGTGTCGTTCAAAACATCGTCGCTATGTTCGTGTATTTGTCTTTCCGTCATTCTTCAATACCGTTATTTCCAACACCGAAACGAACGTCTTTTTCTTCTTGCATTGCTTCAATCTCGTCGTCAACGTTGTCGATAATGCCCACGCCTTGCAGCATTTTAAGATAAGATTTCTCGCTTATCGTTCCCCTTAACATCGTCGCATTTTGCACCGTTTCCGTTACGTTGTCCAAATGGTAAGAGTTGAAAGTAATGTCAAAGTCCGCCGCCCGTCCTGTTTTTTCTAAATACATCTGTATCGTTTCCGTTGCGGTCTTGTACGCTTCCCACTCGAATTTTGATACTCTCGTTTCAAGGTTTGCCCTTGCCGCTTTAATCGCCGTTGCTGTAAGGTTTCCGTTCGTCAGTGCCTTTGTGTCCACAACACCGCCGTCGCGTATCAAATCGTCTTTAATAATCTCGACAAACTTTGTTCTTGCTTCGGTAGGAATTTGAAATTGCTTCATTTCCGCACCCTCGCCGATTATCTTTCTCGTACGGTTTATGTTCGCAATAAAGTCCTGATAATAGGTTTCGCCCATTCCCGTCGTGTCTTTGATAACCCAGTACGCATCCGAAAAGTCTTGTATGTTATTCGCAAACCCCGATTGCACAAGGTCTATAATGTCTATCTTCGCCCTTATGTTCGGCGTTAAGTCGCTCAGTCTGTACTCATTGTTCCAAAACTCAACAATAGGCAATTTAGACTTTTCGTTTTCAATTTCAGTCGACAACGCACTTGCTTTGACCTTATACTTATAAGCCGTCAAAGGCTTAACCATTCGCACGCTCGGACGATTGCAATAAGTCGTTACTCCGTCTTCTGTATAGACTTCCCAATACATACTCGGTAAGTCGTTCATCATCATTCCCTGTATGTTCCACCAACGAATAAACGCTTTTAATTTCCCCGTTTCGTCGTCATAAAAAGGAATTGCCCTATCAGCCGAAAACACCGACAAATTATCGCCGTCGCAATAAATATAACTTATGCCCTGCGCCGAACACCTTTCCGCGCCGCCTCTAATTACATAACCGAAACGCTTTAAGAATTTTCCGTCAAGGTCTATTCCGTTCACCGTCGGCGTTTCCTTAAAAAGCGTATCAACCTTTTGCGTTACCATATCGGTGAAAAACGAAAACCCTATCTTGTTGTTAGAAACATACGGATTTTCCACAAACTCTCCACCCGTGATTGCGCCCGTTTCTTCGTTACGGCGGTCTTTCCAATACATTCTGCGGACTTCCCTTATGGACGTGTTATTGCCCATATAATAATCCCAACCGATTTGTGCCTGATTATATACCGAAGTTCCTGTATATTGCATAATAAGACCGTACGTTCTCGCACCGTCCATATTCTCGCCGTTATTAAAATCAATCTGATAACTTGCCATAATTAGAACCCTTTTATTCCTGTGTTTTTATAATCTCGTATTATGCTCGCGCAACTATCTGGGCTATCGTCGTGTACTGCGTCTTCTGAATAATCAAGTATCTCATCCAAATACTCCGCATCCGTGTTTCTTGAAAAGTAAACGTTTTCCCATTCGCCTTTCAGATAACTCGATATTTTCAGATATTTGTTCATCGTTTCGTGATAAACCATTGCGCCGCCGCCCTTGCGGATTATTTCTTTCGCCAAATACCCTTTGTCGCCGTTATCTTCGCACCTTATAACGCCAGCCCGATAATACTTGACTATCGCCATAAATTCATTCAAATGCGTGTCTATGTGTCCAGTTCTTCTTTTCCCTAAAACATAATACTTTCCGTCCACCTTTCGGCATATCGTCAAAACGCTTCCGTCTTCGCCGCCATATGACGCGTCTATGTGCGCCCTTCCGTTTTCAAGTATCTTGTCGTCGTCGAAAAACTTAATGTTCCCAAACAACGCATTCTCGCTCGCTATGTGCTTCAATTCATAGTTCGCCGCAAACAAACTCGCCGTCATACTTTTTCTTAATGCGTCAAGTTCGTCGTTCGTTAATAACCCCGTTCGATAACAATCGTACTTCTCGGCGGCGGGCATTAAAGAAAAACAATCGTCTTTATGCCACGGTGTCCCCGTGTTTGTTATCCGTCCGCCAACCATTTTGATATTCTGCAACTCCATATAAATGGACTTCGTATATTCTCGTTCCGCTCGGCTCACACGGTCTTT